TTATGGTGGAGGCGGTGGGTACTGCCCCCACGTCCAGCCTGCCATCTAACATCTTCAATTCTATTTATTATACCACAAAACTCTGTAAAAGTAAACCTTTAATTATAAATACTATCGAAGAGCGAAATACATTATAAGTCTACAGGCGAACTACATCTATCTCATAACATAATAAGGATAGATCGAAATGCCAGTGGCAGAAATACTCGCAGGAATCTCATTAGTAAAAGCTAGTGTTGATTTTATCAAATCAAATATTCAAACTGCTCAAGACATTGGAGACATTGCTGGTGCAGTTGACGATCTCTTTAAAGGTCATGACGAAGCACAAAAGCAAAGAAGTAAAAAATCTGGAGTTGGTGGTGTTGGCGATCAATTTGGAATTAAAAGTGTTGCTCAAGAAGTGATTGATGCTCGCATCGCTGGTGAAGCAATGCAAGAAATGAAGAACATGATTAACATGCGCTTTGGTCCTGATACGTGGCAATTTATTGTGGATGAAAGAGCTAGACGTATTCAAGAAGCAAAAGAACAAGCAAAACTAAGAGCTATTGAAAAACGCAAAAAAGAAGCTGAGTTCATGGAAATGGTTAAAAATTGTCTCATTGTTGGAGCTGCAATAGTAGTCGGCGGTGGAGCATTCATTTGGGTTTTGCTCGCAGCATCTAAATAAAATGGTTTTTATTATGCTCATTACTATTGGCGCTAATACGTTTTACTTTGATCATATAACGTATAAAGATCTAGAAACTTGCCAATACCACAAAGCAAAAATGGAATACCATATTAGATTAACACACTATACACGAAGTGTAGAATGTAAACAAAAATGATAGTTGCAATGTATTTAGTTCTATTTGCGTTATTCACAGCTGTTCTTGTTTATGGCGCTTGTGCTTATGATCTGCTTCACAAACAACAATCCTACCCTTTAGATGAAATCGAATTAAAAACTCGAAAGATAAAAGATAGGATAAATTTGTTTAATCGGACTTATCATGTACATGCAACTGAAGAATTGCATAGTGTATCACTTTCATCAGATCCTTACGGGCATCCGAAGGTGTACCCTTATTCCCATAACGTTGGGCATATTTCATAACATTACCCATATTAAATCCTGTGCCATGGCCAGCATCATAAATAAATTCTGCGGCCTGAAATTTCTTTTTAGAATAATGTTGACTATACGTTGACATAATATAATCAGAAATTTCGTCAATGTAGATATCTTCATCAAATTTAAAATCTACATCTGAGGTTTTATCTAATTTGAAATTAGACAGCTTAAACATAAGCTCTTCCTGCGCTTTTAATTCTTCTTCTCCGTATGAGCTCATTTAACTACCTCAGTAAAGTAAACGTTAATTTCATGTTGAATCACATCATAGTGTTCAATTGCTGCACGATGTACAGTGTTATCTTTTTTAGCTTCAGTCCACGCGATTGCAACAAATTCGTCACGTGGAATATTATAAAATTCAGTGGCGATCTCTTCGCCTTTTAGATACTTTGCTCTCATGTCCTGTAACTCCAAATTTCACGAAACATATTTGCAATCTGAAGGCAACTTAAGTGTGGTACCATACCGTCTTTGAGAACTGCTACTTCGCAGAACTCTTGAAAGGTATCAGACTGTTTTGCAACAACTTCACATTCTTCAATGAATTGCTCTTCAGCATCCATAACATAACTTGACATTCCCATTCACACCTCCTAGAAGCGGATAGATGCTAATGCTGCATCTATCTCTTCAATTTCATAACCAAGTTCTTGAGCTACACACATTTGAATAGACTTAGGTGACCAACGATCCAGCTTTTCCTGCTGACAGAATTCTACAATTTCTCTCCAGATATTAATGGGGATATTTCTAGCTTCAAACTTTTGCATAATGTATTCCTTTTCTCATTTTGTATAATAATTATACCATGATTACGAATCATTGTAAACAAAAAAGTGAGCAGATTGTGAAAAAAAGTGAGCAGATTCATCTAATGGACAAAGTCGGTAATCATAGGAAAGATTGGTTCAATTGCTTCTGCACATGCCTTTGCAATCTCACGATGTTCTTTTTGCGTCTCAATACCAGATCTAATATCAATGAAATGCATCCAAGATCGGATCGTTCCATTCATATACAAACGTGAGGTGGTAATACCTTCAGGCAATACTGCACGAGCCTGTTCTTTGGCAATGCCATTCTCAAGAGCCCAAGAATAAGATTCCTTTGAAGCATTTGCTACCTCAGCTTGTTTTTGAAGCCATTGTAACTTGAGATCACCGTCATCTACTTCGATACTAGCCTGACGATTCTTAGGGTCCTGTAGCCTTGCATCTCGGAAATGCCATTCAAGATCTTCGGTTGGATCTGCATACCTTTGACTAAACTCTTGGAATGAGAATGATCTATGCCTTAACATCTGACGAGCAATGTCTCGAGTTGTTTCAATCTCTAAGCAAGCAGAGGCCATTTCGAAAGGCGACCAGTGTCTGTGTTTGATGAGATAGGCAAGTAACCTTTCTGACGTTTCAGAGTTATTTTGATTGGAGGGATTCGAGACACGGGCGGAATAAGCGATAAGTTCTTGGATATTGTCACCGACATGTAAATTTTCTCCTGTTTGTGAATGTGAAATAAGTCTTACGTTCATTTGATTATATCTCCAATTGCAAGGTAAGCACCGTATAGAAAGAATGACCATATAACAATAAATCCAACAATGGACATATCGCAATAACCGTACTCATCGGCTAAGCCAAGTTTCTTCATAAATTTGTGTATCATAGTTTAAAGTCTCCAAACTTTTCAGCTGATATACGATCGCCTGATGAACTCTTATCAAATACTGGAGTATCGTCTACCAATGTTTGTTGAGTTTCTTCAACATCGTATAAGCGCATTTTAGCACGATCAACACCGACCACAAACCGTTTGTGCATTGTTGGATCGTTATAACGATTCTTCAATTGTTTGACCATCATCTGTCCGTCTTTTTCAAGCTCCTCAGTTGAGATCAAAGCAAACATTAGATCGGCTGTTGCGGGTAATCCAAAAGACTCGGACGTATCTTCAAGCCCAACATCTGAGTTACCATAACCAGAACGAGTCGTTTGCGTTGCAGAGAAGATCGGTAGGTTGAACTCGACTGCAAGGCCACGTAATTCTTCAGCAATTGCTTTAATGTAAGTGTATGAATTAATCGATCCTCCCATAGCTTTCATTCTTGACGAAGCACAAATATTTAAATAATCAACAAAGATAATATCTGGTTCGAATTGTTTCTTTAATTTAAGTTCATTCAATAAAGCACGGAAGTGGCCTGCATGAGCTGAACCAGTTGGATATTCTTTTACAATAAGTCTACCGGTTGTCTTACGAGCAAGGTTCTTTACTTTTTCAGTAAACATATCTTTTGACATACTATCAAGTTGATCAATAGGTACATTCAATAAATTAGCATCGATACGTTCAGCAATCTTTTCTTCAGCCATTTCCATTGTAATGTATAGAACGTTCTTACCTTCTACCAGAGCAGCAGCGCCAACATGACACATGAATAAAGACTTGCCAACACCAGTACCTGCGAGAGCAATGTTAAGCGTCTTCTTTGGAACACCGCCTTTGGTAATCTTATTGAAGTAGGAAAGATCAAAAGGTATGCGATCCTCTTCAGTGTGGTAAAAGTCCCACCTTTCTTCTGCCTGTTCAACATAATCGTGACCAACGTTAGTATCGAATGCAACACCTAATGCTTTTTGTAAAAGCTCAGGCAATGAATTCTTTGTAAGTGTTTCGTGTTTACCATCAATAATGCTGATGGATTCCATTATAGAAATATAGATTGCTCGGTCTTGACACCATTTTTCAGTATGGTCAAGTAACCATTGATAATCGATCTTTTCTTTTGAAAAGAGATTTGGTACCACGTCCATGGCCATGCCAAATTGTTCTTCTGACATTTGAGCATCACCAAGCTGAATAGACATTGTTTCAGACGATGGTAGTTTATTATATTTTGCTACATACTTACCAGCTTCCTTGAACAGTGTTTTATATACACCTTGGAAATAATCTGGCTTAATAAAAGGTAGCACCTTTCGCATATACTTCTCATCAGTGAGAAGATTGCGCAATATGGTTTGTTCAATATTTGCTTGCATCATTTACTTTCATTACGAATTTGAGTTGCTGAAATTGAATGTATCTCTTCTCCTAGGTCATATTGCTTGATTGTATAACCGACATCACGACCGTAACCGATGTTAATTATATTTGGAACTATTATTATAACATAGTCTACATCATATGTAAACCTATTTAATTCGTTCTGAATCGTTTGTTTAATAGTAATTGGTGGATATGGATCGCTATCGCTTATTGGCATGCTACGAACCATAATAACAACTTGACCAGTTTCAGCATGGATCTTTTTAAAGAGCTCAGTATGACCGAGATGCCATGGCTGAAACCTACCAAGCATTTGAGATGTTGGCTTAGTGTAATCCATCATTTTTGTTTCGTTACCAATAAAGGTTTCATTGATGTGCCTATTGGACGATCGTGTTTTACATCATCTTTCTTTGCAAGGTAGTTATCAATTACAAGCATCAATTGAGCGTGTGTATCATCAAACCATTCTTTAACATGATAATCAACTTCATTCGCAAATGGTTTCATAAACATGACATTTGTATCTTCATGTTTTGAAGTTTGAATCGTATCCATCCAAATTGTATAGTCTGCATCAAACTCTTTACGTGTCCAATCAAGTGGACATATAAAGTCAGCTACTACCATTCTACCAGCTAAAACGCAACCATCAGCTAAATGCCTCATACGTTCTGCTTGTTTCAAACGACCATGACATGAAAAGTCCCAGTCATCGTATCTTGTTCGAACTTCATCGGCATTCAAATGAATGGCACCAATTAGTTCTGCAAATGGTTTAGCTAAAGTAGTTTTACCACTACCCGGCAGTCCCATCACTAAAAACTTCATCAGCTGTTAGCTCCTTACCTGTTTCTCGATCTGTAAACTTAGCTGAGCCTTCTTCAATACAGGCATCCATTATAGCCTGAAGGCATTCACCAGCCACCATTTGCAAATCTTCGTTATCAATATGAGCATTTGGATCTGGAGAAGAAACAACATGAAAGTTAAAACTTAGATTGTCGCTTACCTCGTTAACTGCCAGAGCGTGATATTTAATCACAGTCTCTGGCCAGTCACCTGTTAATATCCGGCATGACCAGTTTTCATCTTGCTCATCGTTAAGAACGAGTTCGTAGTCAACACCTTCTTGCATCAGCTTTCCCACCTTTGCATTGGTATAGTTTGCGTACTATCGTTATAGTCATCGCCAAAATAAGAACGAGATGCAATTTCTTTTTGCATAGTTCCATTCTTATTATAGCGATATGTTATAATTTCTCTACGTATTACACCTTCAAGGTCAATATCAAATTCAGAAGTAAATGGACCATCGTTCATTACGAGATCTCCTCAAAATCAATAGTAGCTTTACCACCAATTTTGTAAACATCAGTAAGATAATCTTTGAAGTTTGTATCAGCAAAGATTGGTTTCCAAAACTCTTCTTCTAAGGTTTGGGCTTCTCGTACTTTAGGTTCAAGTAGTTCACCAGTTTCCTGGTCAACTCTGCAATACCAACCGTTACTCGGCTTAGCGACATATTCACCTTGCAAAGCAATGTCAAGCAGACCAGACCACTTTTGTACTCCACCTTCCCAACTAACATTGATAGGAATCTTAGACTTTTCTTTAACATAGCGTGATTTCTCCACGTTAATTACAAAATCGTAACCAACGATATCAGTGCCCTTTTTGTTTTGCCTTCGTCCTAAGATCCAGATGTTATCAGCTGAATAGTAGATACCAGTGCCGCCTGACACAATAGCTTTAGGGAACAAACCAATTTCTTGGTATGTATGATTGACTGCCACCAATGGAATATTTTTCATATTCAAATATGGTGTACACATGCGGAATAAACCTTTCAACGCTTTAGCACGTGACATATCAGCCACAGACTTTTCGTTGATAGCATCTTCCATTTCTTTCTTAGAGGCGAGGTTACCAATTGAATCGATTACGATAATAACTTTATCTTCACGATCTAAACCTTCTAATTGACCAACAATATCGAATTTAAGTTCTTCAACATTTGTAATTGGAGTATGAAGTACACGATTTGTATCGATTTCAAATTGCTCAAAATACTGTTGAGGCGAACCAAACTCTGAATCATAAAATAGTAATACAGCATCGCTATACTTTTTCAAATAAGCACTTGCCATAATCAAAGCAAATGAAGTCTTAAAGTGTTTTGAAGGACCAGCAAGTACTGTTAGCCCTGGAGATAAACCTCCATCAACTTCACCAGACAATGCAACGTTAATCATAGGTGTATCTGTTGCAATCATGTCTTTATCATTAAAGAACTTTGAATCAGCCAAGATTTCAGATGTTTTGACTTTCGAATTCTTTTTCAATTTATCCATTATGGACATACATTATCTCCTTAGGGTTAGCCACTAACGTAAATTTCATCTGGCGATCTATACCAATTCTTTTGTTGATGAAATTTAGCAAGTAGTTCATTAATTTCTTTTATTTCGGCGTCTATCTTTTTAACACTATCAAGTTGGCTAGCGTCTTGAATTGTGCTTTCAACGTGTTGTAGTCGGCTTTGTGCTCTACGAGATAATCTACCACGTAGAGCACTTTCTATTAGCTCAAGTTCTTGAGGCTTTAATTTGAATTCTTTATTGTACATATATTATACCATAAATGCGTCTAATTGTACACTACTTTGTTGTGACCACCATGTACTATTTTTATTATCTTGAACAAGATAATCGGTTTCAACAAGTCGGTTGTCAGAACGACCTTCGCAAAACTTGACTACTTCCGCAGCCATGTCCATTGCAGTTGTTACTGGTACGTTTTGGCAAATGTGATTGAGATTCTTACGACCACCTTGAAGCTGGAAGTCTGTAGGTAGTGCCATTAATGATAAGCATTCTCTAATAGTCAAAAACCGATCCTCATCTGGATGCGTAAGTGAAGTTGGTCTATGCCCAACAAACGCACCAATAAAGTCTTTTGGAATCTCAATATTGTGCCACATGATATTCCCGCCTGAGGCAAGCTTTTCATGTTTCCGACGGCACTTAGCAGCTTCTCTTTCATGATCGTTATTGTCCATCCACTTTGCAGCTTCAAGTAACGAGTCATTTTGATAAATCCATTCGAGCGGATTGGTAGTCTTCTTAATAGATTGCTGAAACTCTTGATGTGTCATACCAGTCTTATGCAGCGTATATTTGTAGTACGCGTTGTCAGTTGGCTTAGCATCATTAGCAAGCATATCCATTGGATCGTTAGCATCTCTACCTACTGATCGAATAGCATCTTCAATTGTTTTGTGTGGTCTGTTTATATATTCAAAGACAGGTACCTTTTCGCCTTTCCAGAAGAAATAAAATGCTCTATCTCTTACTTGAGAAAGTCCATGTAATAAGCTTTTTGTCTTAAATATTGAAAAAGTGTAACCATACTTTTTTCCGATTTCTCGAAGATCTTTGACAATAGGCTCTCCCATCTTACTAGCAAGTCTTGGTGCGTTTTCTCCCCAAAACACAGACGGTTGGATAGTACCCAGTATATAGTCTGCAGAAGTGCGCATCCAATCGTTAGTAGCAGATTCAGAGCTACTTGAAGGACTGAGACTAGAAAGACCAGCACAAGGGCAAACAGTGTTAACAACATCAACAGACTTAACGTCAGGGAGTTGACCGTCTTTGATAACATGGTAAGGCACTTCGTTTTTATAATATTCCAATAAGTGTGTATCATTTGCTTCAAAATCCGGATATGACAAAATGTACTCAGGTCGTTTACCGAGTACGTTTTGCATCGCAATTGTTTCACCACCGATAAGTGGTACTATACTTGCATAATTAACCATAATTCACTTTCTGTTCTTTTTCTCTATCATCGAGTTCATACTCTTGCCTGTATCTATTATTGGCGCTAATGACTTCGTCTAGAACAGAAAATTCGCCACGAGCAAACGATGAAAGTGCGCTTGTATCTTTAGGAAAACAAGCTCCGCCATATCCTTTACGACCATCAGGCCCTGGAACTTGAGTATGGCTATGACCAATACGAGGATCAGAACCAATAGCGTTTGCAATCACATTGTATTTTGCATCGTGATCATCGACGATATCTTTAAACTGATTCATCCATAAAACTTTAGTAGCAAGGAACGAATTGATTCCATATTTTACAAATGCTGCTTCTTTTGCCGTCATATGATATACTGGACATGGAATGCATTGTGAATGGTTTTCATACAAATCTAAGACTTTATCTGTCTGTTTTCGCGCTCCACCAAGAACATGCATAGGCGGATTGATAAAATCATCAAGTGCATTCTTTTCAGTTAAAAACTCTGGATTGAATACTACTAAATCATTTTCATTATATAGCTCTTCAACAACATCTGGAGTTGTAGTCGACTTAATCACAATAGGACAAGAGAAAAACGCAAGCTGCTGTACAACATCGCGTACAATTGAAGCATCAATGCTTCCGTCTTCGCCAAAAGGTGTTGGCACTGCAACAAATGCTGCATCTAATCGTACCTTGTTTTTTAATTCTTCAATCGTAGTTCCATAAATTGGATCTACAATATGCTTTGTAACTTGACGAGTAGCGAAGCCATGATCTACAGCTTTCCCTACATATCCATGACCAATGATCGCAATATTAATTGACATTATAATATTCCTTGTACCACTTAACAAATTCGTAAACGCCTCGTCCAATAGGTGTAGTTGGATTATAACCAAGCTTTCGTAGTTTACTTGTATCTGACCACGTTGCTTGTGTATCGGCCGGATGCATTTCAACCAACTCACGAATTGCTTTACGATCAAGATTGTTTTCAATATGATCAACAAAGTCTACCAATTGTACTTGATCCCCAAAGCCAATATTGTAGATTTCGTTAATGTCTTGATTGTCTAAAAGACGATTGATAACAATTACGATGCCTTGTACAATATCTTCAACGTATGTAAAGTCTCGAATCATATCACCATAGTTGAAAAGTTGAATTGGATTTCCTGCAATGATGTTCTTAGTAAAATCAAACAATGCCATATCAGGACGACCCCAAGGACCATACACTGTAAAGAAGCGTAAGCCAATTGTTGAATCGATTGGAGACGTAATCATTTGCGCTTCATTCGTAGCTTTAGAGTATCCGTATGGATTCTTTGATACACCAATTTTTTCGTCTTCATTCCAAGGTAGTGGATTGTCAGCCATTACGCATGAGGTTGAAGCATACGTGATTTTAGTTACACCAGCATCGTTACATGCTTCGATAAGATTATGTGTACCTACAATATTGTTTTGAATGTAATCATCAGGAAAATCAAGAGAATGACGTACACCAGCATATGCTGCTAAGTGCATTACAACATCTGGACTTTCCATTTTCATGTATTCGGTAAGATGCTTACGATCAAGTAGATCTACTTCATCAACCGGTACGCCTAAATCGTCTTGTAAGATCTGAGCACGATCACGCTTCAATGATGGATCGTAATAATCGTTGAAGTTATCAAAGGCACAAACATCGTGTCCTAATACTTTGAGTTTATGCGTAAGATGGAATGCAATAAAGCCTGCTCCACCAGTGATACAAATTTTAGCCATTTAAGACCTCCGTGATTTCTTGTTTGGTAACGTCCTTATTTAGTGGGTGATTATCTAGGAAGTTTTCACGCTGTGCGTTTGCTTTCTTCCATAACTGATCATCATCCATTGCTTCAACTTCGGCTGGAGTAATAAGGAACTCTTCACCATAAACTGCACCTTCAACTGGATCGCAAATAGTAATTGATCGAGCTTCAGCACATTGTAACACACGTGTTCTCCACCAACCAGATCCAGAATGATCGTAACCCGGCATAAGGTTACCCCAAGTAGTTTCGTATTCTTGAACCATTTTATCTTCTGTCAATCGTTCAGTTTTAAATGCTCCACGCTGAGCACCATAGATTCTTGTTTCCCATTCAAGATTTTGTTTATCCAACCACTTACGTGTTTTGGTTTGAACTAAGGAACTAAAGATCCATGCCTTTGATTTCTTCGCAGCTGATGGAGCTTCAGGTCCACCAAAGAAGTCGTCAAGTCCACCTGATTCCATTCCATAATTGTTTTCATGAGAACGATTCAAGTGGTATGGATTAGGATTGAAACCATAAACAAGCTCTTGTGGATAATCCATCAACTTACTTAGATCACCACCAGCAAAAGCACACATTAAAACTTTATTCTTTTTCTCAGCAACCATATCAATTGCATCAATGTAAGCTTGGTGATATTTCTTTACCTGATCTACATCTTTGACTGTATGATATTGATCAAGAATGTGGCCACGATAAGCAGACTCAGGACGTTCTTTCAAAGCTTTACCATAGCCAATTACACCATTCCAGATGTCTTTTACTTGCCAATCATCAAACGCAAGGATAGCATCTGGTCTTTGACTCAATGCCCAAAGGCCATCAAAGATGCGTTGACAAAAACCATTAGGACTATGGAGATATACAATCACATGATCGTAACCTGATAGATCTTCGCCGGGTTGTGTATGGCGTTGTTCAATTTCAAAGTCCATATCTTCAAGACAACGAATAAGACCATAATGGCATAAGATCACGCCAATACGTTTTGATAAGTAACCATCGTAGCGTGTTTGCTCATGGTTCATACCTGTAACCAATACTTTTTTCATATCAATCCTCAATTCATTTTATAGTATTATTATACAATATGTATGAAGCTTTGTACACCATAAAATGAGCTCATAATGTAAAATTATATTTCTAATGCGACTATAAGAGTGTAACTTAATTCTAAACGTTTACACTCTTATAGTTTATTATTTCATCATAGTAATGAACGTGCACTCAGATTGAGCTCGTCAATCTAAGTTGTATGGTTATTCATCCCATGCACTCAGAACCTCTAGTTTCACCTTCTGTCCGTCAGTTAACGAAAGGTAAGCCATGTCCTGTTGTAATTGTTTAATATCAGCTTGAGCTTGTTGAAGCTCTTGGGTTAAACGCATTTCATTCCAGTATGTTCTAATTGGAACTCTTGCCGATTCTTCTTCACGAATACGACGCGTCATGTATTCTTCGTGGCGTTCATTTAAAGCCATAGTACACTCCCGATTCTTTAAACATTTGTTCTGTTTTCTTCCATGATTCAAGCCAAATGTCTGGGACAATAGACTCTCTCATGATTACGTTCTTTATGCCAACTTGGATAATTCCTTTGGCGCATTCTGAACAAACTGGCAATCCGTGCACATATAATGTCGATTCATTCAAAGAGACACCATTGTAAGATGCATTATAAATGACATTCATTTCTGCGTGGACTACCAGTTTGTATTTTTCCTCTCGGTCATCATAACGATCAAGTGAGTCTTCAATACCTCGAGGAAACCCGTTGTACCCTTGCGCTAGGATTTGTCTTTGAGCACCTACCGCAACAGCACCAATTTGTTTGGATGGATCTTTAGACCAACCTGCAATATGCTCGGCTAATTCTAAGAACCGCATGTCCCACTTATTTGACAAGGTCAAAGTGCCTTTCATAGACGTGGAGATTCTGTACCTGCCATATAATATCGCCAACAGGAACTTTTAGATCTTTTGACAATTGAGCTAGAACATAGGACTGCCAAGCATAGTCATTCTTATATCCGTACACGACATCGTTTGAGCGCATTTGAACAACGGAGTGTAGTGTATCATTGCGGATATAATAAGTAACAGCATTAGTGCAAATAAAATCGTTCTTGTCATTTTCACGATACTCTGACCAGATAGATGGACGCTGGTAAATCATCGAAGCACGACGTGAATCTTTATTAAATGATAATTCATCAAGGACACTATCGTACTGGTTATAATACTTATAATCAAATATCAGATGACCGTAGTTTGAATTTATTTCACCATGGCGGTTAGCGCTGTATTGCCATGCTGCAGGAGGATCGCGGTCATCATCATAAATGTCATTAATGTTAGTGCTACCAGACAGATACCAATCAATTTCACGATCGATGTATTCTTGGTTTGGCGTACCGAAGATTGAGGACTCGTTTGCAACAAATGAAGCGCCAAGCATTTCAATTGTCTTTTGTCCAGTTTTGTCGATTGTGAAGGCTTCACTTTCGAGTTCGTTAATAAAATGCTGTCTGACATCATTTACTCCTATTTGCATTTGAAACTCTTTCTCTTAGTCCACTTGACGAGAACCTATGGTCACGTCGATTAAAATATAAATCAATATCACGAGATTTACAAATATCTCTACCTGTAAAATCTTTATCGCGATATTCATCGCCTAAGATGCGTACCGTAATTGGCCGCATTTGAAGTATATCTTCAAGATCAGTTTCATGAAGATACGGGATAATTTCATCCACAAATTTAACAGCTTCAAGCTGAGTGTAACGCTCAACAACTGTTTGAACAGGGCTGTTCTTTTCTGGTCGATCAACCGATGGATCAATTTGTAAAGCACAAATAAGATAATCGCATTGAGCTTTTGCTTCACGCAGCATTTCAATATGGCCTGCGTGTAATAGATCAAACGTTGATGCGGTAAGTCCTACACTTTCCAATCTACCATCTCCTCAATGCCGTGTTCACACCCATGAATATAATCACGATCTTCTTCATCAAGAACAGACCAAAACTTAGAAACAGAACGAATAAGCTCTTTGACTTCTTCAGGATTCTCTAAGTGATAGTTAGATTCCATAAAGCTTTGCAGCTTATCCATACGCCACGTGATTTTATCTTTTAATGTCAATGCTCTCTCCTGCCATCAAATACACAAACAAAGTAAGTACCATATGGTCCAGCGTGTACACGATGAAACCAACCATCAGGAATTAAAACAACATCGCCTTCATATATATTTTGGTTATGATCTTTACCGTTAGTATCAATCAATTCAATCCAGCCTGAACCTTTAACAAAGTAATAGACTTCTTCTTGGCCGACATGCGCATGACCAGTGGTCGATTGCTGCCGCTTCAAACGAGTACTACTTACAACAAGATTATTAAGTGTCTTGTTATCTTTTACAACATAGCGATGGTCTGATTTTACAGTTTCGCCACCAATATTTTCAATGTGGATCTTTTCATTTTGTAACATTAATTTTTAACTCTGGCTTAGGTCGATTAAGAAA